GGCCAAGGAATATCTGGAGTCAGTGGGTATCACGCTGCCAGATTTCATTCTGCAGGCTATCGTAGAGCAGGCTAACAGCATTCAGGAGTGCCTCGATGCACATTACCCGCCCGCAACGGCGCTGCTAATTCAGACCTATTTACTGGGTTTAATGGCGTTGGGGCAGGGTGATAGATACATCAGCTCTCAGACCGCGCCTAACGGCGCATCGCGTTCATTTCGGTATCAGTCTTTTGCTGACCGATGGAAGGGTTCCTTATCACTGTTGCGTGGCGCTGACAAATTCGGTTGTGCCAATGGCCTCATCCCCCCTGACCCAACAAATACCGCTTTCGCAGGTATCTGGATAGGCAAAGGCGGTTGCATGTGTAACGGGAGCCGCTGATGGCTTTAATATCGGTCAGGCAGAGACTTCCTGAGCCATTCGTAAAGGTATGGGTTATCACTGACAGCGGACGGCGGGTCACTGGCTACGTTAAAAGTAACGGTGAATGGTATTTGCTGTGCCGAAAGGTGGCAGCTGAGAACCCGGAGGTTATCCGGTGGGAGGATGATAGTGTCAGTCACGGCTAAGTGGTGTTATACCAACGTCGCCACTGTCTATCCTCGCGTCTATGACGACTGGAACAACACCTGGACAAACGGCATCCCATACCTGATTGACTGCACCTGGACGGCGAACAATGAAGTTGCTGTTGATGCCAGTGGTAAAGAGTTCACCACCAACCTGATTTTCTTCACTGAGCTGAAGCGTAATGGCGTCACCGCAAGCATGCCACAGCGAGACTGGTACATCGCCAGAGGTGACACCACGGCGCTATCAGATCCGCTTAAAGCCGGCGCGAACGTTATCAGGGCCGTAACCGACTGGGATATGTCATTTTTCGGCGAAGAGCCAGATTACAAAATAATGACGTGAGGTAATCATGCCCGTTAAAGGTATCAAGCGCGTCCAGATGAATACCCACCGGGTACTTAGTGACATAGCTGGCATACGCACGGAGAAGGTTCTCTATCTGGTGATGAATGCCGGCGCCAATCATGCCGCTGTAATTACCCCCGTTAAGTCGTCGACCCTCATAAATAGCCAGTACAAGAAGCTCGAACCAATACCGTCAGGAATGATTGGCAGAGTGGGTTATACGGCTAATTATGCAGCCGCGGTTAATGCTGCAAAGGGCAAGCTAAAAGGTAAGCCAAGGCCGGACGGCAGCGGGAATTACTGGGACCCTAACGGTGAGCCGGACTTTCTCCGTAAAGGCTTCGAGCGAGATGGGCTCAACGAGATTAAGGCCATCATCAGGCAAGGATACAAAGTATGACGCGTAGCGAGGTGTATGACGCGCTGAGAGTGTGGTTACAATCTCACGGGTTTGATGTCGGTTACCGCGTCCAGAAACGCTTCTGGAACGAGCTGGAAGGTACGGAAGGGGAAAGATACCTTGTTATCCAGCAAAACGGCGGTGGTAAGCCCGAGGAAGCCATAACGCGAGATTTTTTTCGCATCCTTGTTCTGTCAGGACAGAACGACAGTGATATTAACGAAGTTGAAGACCGCGCTGATGCAATCCGCCAGGCGATGATCGACGACTACCAGACTGAGTGCATCATCTCGATGCAGCCAATCGGCGGAATTACCGCCATCCAGACCGAAGAGGGTCGTTACCTCTTCGATATTTCCTTTCAAACCATCATTTCCCGATAATACGGAGATAAAGACATGGCATGTGAAGCAGGTGCTTTCACAGGGCGTGATGTCGTCGTTTATTACGCGATTGGCTGCCCGGAAGTACAACCTACCGCCAGCGCTTACCAGCGACTCGGCATGATGCGCGGTAAAACAGTTAATGCAGAGTGGGAAACCGCAGATGCAACTGCCGATATGAGCGCCGCGTTTACGCAGGAAAATCTTGTTACCTATAAGAACATTTCGTTCTCTGGTGACGGCGTTACCCGCAAAGAGGATGTATACGCGCAAAACGCGCTGAAGCGTCACGTTTATAACCCGCCAGCGGAGACCAGCAACCAGCCGTATGTGTGGTTCAAAATCATCTCTCCAAACGATATCACCGAAGGGCCATTCATGGTTACTTCATGGGGTGATGAAGCTCCACACGATGATGTGGCAACGTGGTCCATTGAGGCATCAAGTGCAGGTCAGGTTGATGTGCGTGATGTCGGGGCAGTTATTACCATTACCACCCAGCCGCAGGGTAAAACACTGACTGCTGGCGACATCCTGACTCTGACAGTTGCAGCTACTGTTTCAGATAGCTCGTCATTGACTTATCAATGGAAAAAAGACGGAACCAATGTGAGCTCCGGTGGTACGACAGCTACATATACTAAGCCCAGTGCGACAACAGGCGATTCTGGTTCATATACTTGTCAGATTAGTTCCAGCACCGCAGCCAGTGTAACCACCAATCCGGCCACGGTGACTGTCAACGCATCGTAATTTCTTACTCAGGAGGCTCCGTCCTCCTTTTTCTTATGGGAATTCATGAAAGCAATTACCGATATCGGCCAGGTTGTCATTCGCGCCGGCGACAAAGAGATATTTCTCAACCCTTCATTTCTGGCTATGTCCCGAATCGGAACGCCTGAACAAATCGTTGATGTTTTCGTAAAAGTTCATGCGGGCCATTACCCAAAGCACAGAATTGCTGACCCCCAGATACTAAAAGCGGCTAATGCCCGCTGCTTTGCTGAAATGGCGGCAGCTGCAGCCAACGTAGTCAAGCGCTGTTCTGAAGGTGACGTTGCTGAAGTTATCGGTTCCTACTCGGTGACTGGTGCGGGGAAACTTCTGTTCAAGCCGGGAGCCATCCCGATCGAGGATGTTATCCAGATTGCCCGCCATCTGATTCTTCATGGTGTAATGGGCGACCAGCCACCGGAAGAATTCGAAGGAAAGAAAGGTGAATACAGCGACAAATTCGATGTTCGGTCATTCGTCTACACCGCTGTTGCTCACCTCGGCATGAGTGAGTCAGACGCCTGGAATATGACAATGACCAGCTTCCGCGCCGCCATGAACGCCAAGTTCCCGCAGAAAGAGAAAGCCAAAGTACCCACTCAGGAGAAGTACGACGAAGTCATGGACTGGGCAGAACAAATGCTGGCGATGGATGCGCAGAGGCATGGGCCGCACTAAAAAATCTCTCGTCTTAAGAAATTCGACAAGTGACTTTTAAGACAATGCCTCGCATCCGCGGGGCTTTTTTGTATCCGCAGTAAATGCGCATTCCCCGCGCAAATAAAACCAGGAGCCCTTTTCGGGATATGAGACAGAGATAGGACGGTGGCTTCCATCGTGCCGCTCTTGGGCTGTCCATATCTGGGGAACTGGCTCATATCACCAAAAAGGAAGGAACGATGTCTAACATTATCCCAGTTGATTTCGAAGGCCACTCGATGCGCTTCTATGAGGATGGCTGGATTGATGCAACAACAGCAGCGGAAAAATTCGATAAAGTGCCAAATGAATTCCTCCGTCTGCCGGAAACTGAATCATATATTCAAGGACTTGAGCGTAGATACGGGAAAATCCCGTATGTAAAAACCAGTCGGGCGCGTAAAGATCGTGGCGGTGGTACATGGCTGCACCCAAAACTGGCTGTTCGCTTTGCGCGCTGGCTTTCTGTCGATTTTGAAATCTGGTGTGACGAACAAATAGACGCCATTATTCGCGGCCATACAGCACCTGTTGATGATGAGCGCATTAAGGCAATCTTTCTGCTTAGCGATCCGTCTTCGTGGGAAAAGCGTTTTAATGACCCGCTGTATGATGCACTATTCAGAATGACCGGGCTTCCACGCCATAGAAATGACCGAAAACCAATGTTATTCAGCCTTATTAGCGCTAAGTGGATTTACGGGCCGGTCCTGCCTGCTGAAGTCTACGCGGATGTAAAAGCACGACTGGCGGTCGGTGAGAAAATCCACCAACACCTAAAACCAGACGCACTTAAACTGGTTGAGAATCAGATTATTGCTGTGACCAGCATTGCTAACGGTTGTTCCGACTATCGAGATTTCGAATCCCGTTGCATGGCAGCATTCCCCGTCAAAGGGCAGATGAAGCTTCTTTATGCGGCAGCGTGATGAATGGTGCGTACAGCCCACTTAGGTGGGCTTATGCTTTTCTAAAATTCGACTTCGTTATCACCAAAAACCTTCTTAGAAGCATCTTGTCGTAAGCTTTTAAGAGCTTGATACATTTGAGAATAAGAATTTATGCTATCTAATAAGTAGAATATAGCTTTAATCATCTCACCTTCCCATTTTTCAAATTCCTCCTCATTGGTCGGGCGATTCTCAGCGAGATTAGAATAGAGTTTCATTATTCTTGAGTTATCTACATCTGCGGGAATGGGGGACTTCAAAGCCTCATCAATTATAAAGACAAGCTCAGTGTTCATGGAGCGACCGTTTTCCTTTGCCCTAAGAGCTATGGCTTCTCTCATTCCAGCAGGAAGTCTGATGTTAAATCTGTCCATCTCATGGCTGGGGAATTTGCTCATAAATCCTCGATAACGCAATTGTGATAACAAACAATAGCACCAACTTGACATTGTTTTAAATGGTGCTAAATTGGTTCTAGAACCAAGTTGGTATCATTTTGATGGAGAAAAAAATATGCACGACATGACTTATACCGGACGAAAAACCCAGAGCTTCCAACTCCGCTTGCCAGAACGTATGAAAGAAGAGATTCGGCGCATGGCTGAAATGGATGGTATTTCTATCAATTCTGCAATTGTGCAGCGTTTGGCAAAGAGTCTGCGAGAGGAACGTGCGAATGGGTAGTAAAAACAGCGAAGCCCCGAAGGCGGCAACCAACGAGGCTTCAAATTTGTCAGTAACTTCCAAGGAACTAACGAATATGAGTATAGCAGCGCAGATCACTACAATCAATGTGCCATTCCACGGCGATACGTTGTACTTGGTGAGCTATAATGGTGAGCCATTCACCCCGATGAAACCTATTGTTGACGGCATGGGGTTGGATTGGGCTTCGCAATTTACCAAGATCAAAAATCGTTTCAAATCATCCGTTGTGGAAATCACAATGGTTGCGGCAGACGGTAAAAACAGGGATATGTCGTGCCTGGCCCTCCGCAAACTACCAGGCTGGTTGCATACCATTAATGTAGGAAAGGTTCGCCCTGAGCTGCGCGAAAAAGTGTCTCGCTATCAGGAAGAGTGTGATGACGTCCTTTATCAATATTGGACTAATGGTGAGGTTAAGAACCACCGCAAGAAAACCACAGTAGATCAGCGCACACCTTTGCGCGACGCCGTGACTATGCTGGTAGGAAAGAAAGGACTCCGTTATGACGATGCATACACTATGGTTCATCAGCGCTTTAACATTGATAGTATTGATGAACTTTCACTCGAACAAATCCCGCTGGCCGTAGAGTACGTTCACCGCGTGGTGCTTGAAGGTGAGTTCATCGGCAGGCAAGAGAAGAAAACCAACGAGCTTTCAGCAAAAGAAGCAAACAGCCTTGTATGGTTGTGGGATTATGCCAACCGATCGCAGGCATTATTTCGCGAACTGTACCCTGCAATGAAACAGATTCAATCGAACTATTCAGGAAAGTGCTACGACTACGGCCATGAGTTCTCGTACATCATTGGAATGGCGAGAGACGTTTTAATCAATCACACGCGAGATGCTGATATTAATGAACCTGACGGAATAACTAATCTTTCCGCATGGATGAGACTCAAGAATAAAGAATTACCACCTTCGTTACATCACTACTAATCTGATGATTTTAGGTCCATTAAAAAGACCCGCTTAACCGCGGGTTTTCCTGTTGCTCCGATCCCTGATACGATTCCCTCATCTTTTACCAAAGGGGATAGGGATATGAAGAAGGTTTTTGGGAGTGTTGTGTTTGCGCTGGCGTTGTCAGGGTGTGCATCTCATGAGCAGCCAGTCGATTATCGAGCGGGTGATTATGTTATTATTTATCAAGCTTTTGGCAAACCAAATAACGTAGTATCGCGCGCTGCTGCTATGTGTAACACCAAGCCTTACAGGATGGCTTCTTATCCGAAGACTATCAGACCAGTAAGAAGCACTTATTTCTATCCAAATGTTTTCTCATGCGCTAAGGAAGCCGCCTTAGAATATGGTAGTGCAGAAGCTCAAGCAGATTTGATTGAGGAGACAAAAAGAGCAAGTCAGGAAGAAATGAAAATGGTGGAGAAACTTTCTCCAACAGATGCAAAAACCTTCTTCATGAAAGAAAAACATGCCTTCACAACTAATTGCTTAGTATTCGGTGATGTCACAATGATAACTGGTGAGTCTCCGGCCATGATTATAGCTGGGGGGGTTAGTATGGGAGCAAAACCTAAATGGAATGGCGAAGAGTATTCATTTGTCTTCAATGGAGGCTCAATGAAGGCATCATTCAAGCCATATAGGGGAGAGCATAAGTTCTTTATTATCGGCGGTGATAAAGTATACGGATGTGGTCCATCTATATTAGATCACAGATATGACTAACTAAGAAAATAATTCACTAAAAATCAACCTCGCTTCGGCGGGGTTTTTTATTGCCCGGAGAAAGTGAAATGGCCGAGAACGTAGGTGATATTGAATATGTAATTAAAGCTGATACGGCTCAGCTACTGCGTGCTGATAAGCAGGTCCGCGATATAACAGACGGCATGGAAGGTGGATTCAACCGCGCAGATAAGGCAGCTTCATCGTTAACATCATCCTTCGGTAGCTTAAGCCGGGTTGCCACTTCTCTTATGGCTATTTTGTCTGTGCAGCAGGTGGCTCAATACGCTGACGCATGGACTACTCTCAACAACAAACTAGCAAACGCCCTTCGGCCTGGCGAGCGGCTGGTTGACGTTACTGAGCGAGTATTCAACATCACGCAGCAAACTCGCGGCAGCCTCGACGCTACAGCTTCTTTGTATGCAAGGCTGGAGCGAGCAACTAGGGAATATGGAACCAGCGCTGATGATCTGGCTAAGCTGACTACCATCATCAACCAAGGGTTTGTTGTCTCCGGTGCGACCGCGCAAGAGGCCGAAAACGCTATTATCCAGTTGTCTCAGGGGCTGGCATCTGGCGCGCTGCGCGGTGAAGAATTTAACTCAGTGAATGAGCAGGGCAACCGTCTGATAGTTGCACTTGCCGACTCTATGGGTGTTGGCATTGGGCAGATGCGTCAGATGGCAGCCGCTGGAAAACTGACTACTGATGTTGTGGTTAACGGGTTACTTTCACAGGGGGTAACGATTGGCAATGAGTTTGCCAATACCACGACAACTATCAGTCAGGCGTTGCAGGTAGCCGGGAACAACATCACCAAGTTCTTTGGTGAAAACTCCACGGTAAAAACCGGCACAGCGATTTTCAACGATGCCGCAATCAGCGTCAGTGAGAACATCGGCGCTCTTAGTGCCATCCTGACCGCCGCTGCTGCTGTTATGGGTAGCCGTTATGTTGGTGCACTGACAATGGCTACCTCAAAGAAAATTGATGATATTGCAGCATCGCGCCAGCAGCTTGTCGCAGAAAGGCAGGCAGCACAGGCTGCTTTGTTCGCTGCTAATTCTGTTCAGCGTAAGGCTCTGGCTGATAAAGAGGCTGCTCTTTCTTCTCTCGCGCTGGCCCAGGCTGAATATAACGTTGCAAAGGGTAGCACTGCTGAAATGTTAGCGATGGATGCGCTTGTTGCAGCAAAATCAAGGGCCAGTACTGCGTCTCTTGCTCTTGCGGAAGCTGAAAACACACAGGCTGCTGCATCAACTAGGGCGGTCGCAGCGGCAAGGGCTGCCTCTGTCGGGGTTAGCGCTGCCGGGAAGGCTCTTTCTCTTGTTGGTGGCCCCGCTGGCTTTGCAATGCTTGCAGCGACTGCCGTGTATTACCTCTATCAAAAAGTACAGCAGGCGAAGCAGGAGAGCATTTATTTTGCTGACTCTCTTGATGGCCTGACAGCCAAAATGAAGGAGATGAGCTCTGTGCAGATAGCTTCCGCTATTGCGAAAACAGAGCAATCCATCATCGATCAGCAAGATGCAATTGCTAGTTTAAGAGCTGAATATGAGCAGCTTGAACAGAAAAAAACCTTTATTGAACAAGCCGCACAGATTAGAGGGACGGCAGCGGTAGCTGATGATTTAGCAGAGGCTAATCGCAATCTGGCCGTGCAAGCTGATAAGGTAGAGCAGGCCGAGAATAAATTAAGCAGAACAACCAGCTCTCTTGGCTTGCTTAGGGCTCAAGCTAACGGTCAGTTCCGTGAGGGAATTGACCTGCTTCGCCGGGATGGGGAGGAGGCGGGTGTTGCCGCTGGCATGATGGGCAAGCTTGGCGACATGATTAATTTCGCTGCAAAGGCGAAGGAGAAATACAACTCTTCTAGCCTGATGGTTATGCGTAGCGAGGATGGAGATAAACTCCTGTCCAGCCTTGAAAAGCAAAATGCCTTGCTTTCATTAACCGATAAAAGAGAAAGGGCTGTAGCTGAGGCAAGGCAGGCGGCGCTTGACGCCGGAGTGGATGCACATTCTAATCAGATGCGTCAGATTGAAGAAGCAGCAGCGAAACGATACGATCTTCAAAAGGCTGATTCCGCAGCAACAAAGTCCACAAAAGAAGGTTCTAAGGCTGTTGATGAGGCAGCTCAATCCCTTACCCGCCAACAAGCCGCACTCGATCGGCTGAACACTGGGTACGCCAATGGCTCTCTCGAATTAGCGAAATACGACGCTGTAGTTGCTCTTGGAAACAAAGCATCAGGAGAGCAGATTGCCAAAGCTGAACAGCAAGCGGAATCCATATGGAAAATACAGCAGGCAACCAAAGCGGCAGCAGAAGAGGAAAGGAAGCGCACACAGGCGGGTCAAAACTTTACCGGGCTACAGGGGCAGGTATCACCAGTTGCAGCAGTAGATAACACCTACGCACAGCAAATGGCGCAGCTTGACGAGTATGTGCAACTTTACCCACAAAAAATTGCAGAAGCAGAAGCCGTCCGTGCAGGAATTGAAGATCAGTATCATCAGAAACGCATGGCCGCAATGTGGGAGGAATGGCAGCAGCAAAGCGAGATTAATAGTATGCTCGGCGCGGCTGTTGATTCTCTTCAAGGTGGCGCTACCAATGCGATAACTGGTCTCATCAATGGTACCCAAAGCCTGCAGGAAGCATTCGCCAACATCGGCACGACAATCCTCAATAGTGTTGTCGGTAGTCTGGTGCAGATGGGGATAGAGTGGGTCAAGAGTCAGTTAATGGGTCAGGCCGCTGCTGCTGCATCACTGGCATCGACGATGGCTCAGGCTACAGCTGCTGCATCTGCATGGGCTCCGGCCGCAATAAGCGCTTCAATCGCAACCATGGGTAGCGCTGCTGCTGTTGGACAGACTGCATATGCCGGTTCATTGCTGGCTGCAAAAGGAATGGCGGTGGCAGGTGCTCGCTACAACGGTGGGCCTGTAGATGCAGGTTCTATGTATCGGGTAGGCGAGCACGGAAAGCCTGAAATATTTCAGGCCAGCAATGGTAGTCAGTACATGATACCGGGTGATAACGGGCGGGTGATTAGCAACCGAGATATGCATGGAAGTGGTAGTGGTGGCAGCAGCGTAGTTCAGCACATTACCTTCGAAATTAACACCACCGGCGGCATAGACGATGCAACAAAGGCGTGGATTGTTAAATCTATGAAGCAGGTTGCTCTGTTTCAGATCAATGACCAAGCCAACCGCCCAAATGGTATGATACAGCCTAGAAATAAGCGTTGATTTTGAATATTGAAAAGGAGCCAAGCAATGGCAATGGAAACAGAAGTTGGCAACATCACTGCTTTCGATAACGCGAATGGACAGGGTGTGCTGGTTACAGTTGAATTTAAGGATTATGCCCTTCGCCACGAGGGGATTCGTGTCTTTGTTAATCTCCCGCTAGATAAAGACGTTTCCTTGGCAGATATTGAAACTCAATCCATTGAAAACGCAAAGCAGCAACTGAAAGACTTGGTAGCTGGCTTCTGACAAGGTATCAAGATTCGTACAACCCGCCTCGGCGGGTTTTTTATTGGGAGTAATCAATGCCAGAAACATTCACATGGACACCACAGCGAGCGTACCAGGTTGAACGTACCCCAAACGTAGCCGTTGTTAAGCTCGGTGACGGTTACGAGCAGCGCCAGACCAAGGGTATCAATCCGCTCATGGATAAATACTCTCTCACCTTTCGCGGCGTCAGCGGAGCGTGCCGTAGCAATCCAGCGAAGGATGCTGAGGCATTTCTCAGGGCTCGAATGGCGGTAGAAGCGTTCTACTGGACGCCATCTGATACCGGAGTTCAGGCGCTGTTTGTCTGCCGCTCCTGGAGTTTAACGAAGACGGGGCCGCTATTTGAATTGACGGCAACGTTTGAGCAGGTACCACGATGATTAAATTATTGAAAGGTGCTGTGATTGCAAAGCCTCCAGTAAAGCCTCAATCGTTAAGCGAGAAGGAAAAGAGGCAGAGAGAGCACGATGATGTAGAGCACTGCTGTCGATATGAAGCGGATGACTGGAAGTATCCTGACTTTAGCGCAGTGGGTGGGCCTCATAACTGGCGAAACTATATCACTCCTCAACTAAAAGAGGCGTGGTCGACATTCACTGACTGGCAAAAGAAAGTGATAGCTCATGCGCTGAATGATGCAGCATCACACGAAGAATGGGATTAACAACAAGCCGCCTCCGGGTGGCTTTTTTTATGGGAGGTTGCTGTGCGCGACATACCAGACAATATGATTATTGATAGCGTCGATGCCGGAGTCGGCGCTTTCATTGACCTTTTCGAAGCAGACCTGCAACCATATGGCGGTGACCTTATCCGCTTCCATTCCGGTACAAATGGTTATTACGGTAATGTTATCTGGAAAGGCAACCAGTACCAGGCTTACCCGATAGCAGTGGAAGGATTCGAGTCGAAGAACGAAGGGACCTATGCTAGGCCAACAATGGTTGTGGCGAACGTGACCGGCCTGATTACCGGGATTAACCACGATTTTGATGACATGCTTGGCGTGGTAATCACCAGGCGTCAGGTGCCGGTAAAATATCTTGATGCGGTTAACTTTCCGAACGGTAATCCTGATGCAGACCCGACACAGGAGGCCGTTTCCCGCTACGTTGTCGAGGAGATGACGGAAGAGACGTTTGAACAGGTGACCTACACGCTGGCGACACCGATTGACTGCGATAACGCCATTATCCCGGCTCGCACTATTCTGGCTGACGTGTGCCAGTGGCAGTATCGCGGCGTTGGGTGTGGATATGACGGGCCGCCAGTTGCAGATGAGCGCGATAATCCAACCGCAGACCCGGCGAAAGATAAGTGCTCTCACCGCCGTAGCGGCTGCCGTTTCCGTTATCCGCGACCGGAACCAATGCCAATCAGCAGTTTCCCCGGCTCTCAAAAGGTCTCCTGATGCAAGAATTACTCGATTATGCGGCGTCATCGCAGGATGAAGTGTGCGGCTTAATCATTGATGACGAACGGCTGTTCCGCTGTCGGAACATACATCCCGATCCAGGTATGCATTTCCGTATCAGTGATGATGACTGGCTGGTGGCCGAGGAAGCAGGAGAGGTGACGGCAGTCTTTCACTCGCACCCACAAAACGTACCGTTCCTGTCTGGCGCTGATCGCCAGATGCAGGTTACCAGTGGTCTTCCGTGGTGGCTGGCGTGCGATGGCCGGATACTGAAATTCAGGCCTGTTCCATTGCTGTTGGGGCGCAAGTTCAAGCATGGTGTCATGGACTGTTACACCCTGTTCAGGGATGCGTATCATCTTTGCGGAATTGACCTTCCTGACTTCGAACGCACTAATGGGTGGTGGTTACGTGGTGAAAATCTTTATCTGAACAACATGCCTCTCAACGGCTTCCGCCAGGTATCGACGGGTGAAGCGCAACCAGGTGACGTCATCATCAGGCAGCCATTCCCCGGCGCTGACCCTTGCCACGCAATGATTCTCCTCGACGAAAACATGGTGCTTCACCATGACCACGCCGGACACCTGAGCCGGAGAGAGCCAATGCGTCCGGCATATGTTAAGCAGATGCATTCCATATGGAGACATGAACAGTGCTCATCTTTAAATTTGCTGGCAGTTTACGCCGATTTTACCGCCAAATCCCTCTGAACGTAGATACGCCCGCTCAGGGACTGCGACTGCTTCTTGCCCAGAATCACGAATTCAAAAAAGCATTCCTCAATACAAGACTTCGGATCCGAATAGCGGGCGAGGATGTTGAGGCATCGGCTATGCAATGGCATCTGGATCGCCACCTGAAAGATGGTTCTGTAGTCCTGTTTGTGCCGGTAGTCGAAGGCGCTATCACTGCCGCTGCTGCGGCATGGATTGCGGTTGCTGTCAGTGTGGCTTCAATTGCGTACTCGGTATACATGTCCCGCAACATGAAAACTAAAACGTCAGCGGAAGCGGCTGAGACAAACACGCTAACGAATAACTCATTTACCAGTGCGGAAAACCGTGTCGGGCAAGGTCGCCCGGTGCCAGTCCTCCTCGGGGAAATGGAGGTCGGCTCGAACGTCATTTCTCTCGGTATTGACACAAGTAACAACCAAGACTGGACGGAATCTATTAGCTAAGGTGGCATTATGTCTTCAGGCGGCGGCAAAGCATCAACCCCCAAACTCCTCGACGATAATCTCAAATCAAAGCAATTTTACCGGGTACTGGATCTAATTTCGGAAGGTCCAATTTTCGGGCCCGTTGACCAGGAACACCTTTCTTCATTCAAACTGAACAAGACGCCTGTTACCGATGCAAACGGAAATGTCAGTGTGAATGGCGTCAGTGTGGCATGGCGGCCTGGCTCAGATAGTCAGTTACCAATTAACGGTTTCTCAGCAATCGAAGCAACAACCATCGTTAATACGGAAGTCACATACGATACACCTTTGGTACGCACTATAACCGATCAGGACGTTACCCGGGTGCGGTTCAACGTTGGTGTGACCGGTCTGGTTGAGCGGGACACTAAAGGCAATCAGAATAACACTTCCGTCACTATGGTGCTGGAGAGTAGAACTGGTGCTTCAGGCTGGGTTATTGAAAAGACCGTGACTATCACCGGAAAGATATCAGGCGAGTATCTTGAGGCCCATCTGATTGATGCTCCGGATATCAAGCCGTTTGATATTCGCGTTCGCCGCATTACACCCGACAGCAGCAGCGATTTGCTGTCCAACGGCACTATCTGGAATAGCTACAGTGAAATCACCGACGACAACCTTAGCTATCCGTTCTCCGCCATTGCGGGTGCAGTTATTGATCGTGACCAGTACACCGACACCCCTAGTCGCACATACCATCTTCGCGGCCTGATTGTGGACGTTCCTGACAACTACGATCCAATTGCCAGAACTTACTCAGGGCTATGGACTGGCGGATTCAAAAAAGCGTGGACTAACAACCCGGCGTGGCTGTTCCGTGAACTGGCGAGGAATACCCGTTTTGGCCTGGCGAAACGTGCCGGTTATATCGATATAGATGACGGTGCGCTGTACGTCCTCTCACAGTATTGCGATCAGCTTGTTAACGATGGCTACGGCGGGCAGGAACCAAGGATGACGCTGAATGCCTATATTACCGAGCAGGTGAGTGCGCGTGACATTCTCGACAAGATAGCGAGCATGTTTCGCGGTATAGCACTGTGGGACGGGATGCGACTGTCTGTCATGCTGGATGCGCCACAGGACCCGATTGCGACAATCACGAATGCTAACGTGGTTGATGGCGAGTTCAAGCGTAGCTCCGTGAAGCGATCAGAGAAATACAATGCCGTTGTTGTGTCATGGACTGATCCGGATAACGGTTGGGAGCAGGTAAAAGAATACGTTTCCGACGATGAGATGATCGCTCGCGGAAACTACAACGAAACAACAATTGAAGCATTCGGTTGCACGTCTCGCGGTCAGGCATGGCGCGCTGGGAAATGGCTTCTTGAAACGGCGAAACGGGAAAGCAGCAGACTGTCTTTCCAGATGGCGCGCGATGCTATCCACTTCACGCCGGGTGATATCGTTGAAATCATGGATAACAACTATGCTGGTGCGCGTCTTGGTGGCCGCATTATGTCGCATGCAGGTAACAGAATTACCGTGGATGCGGTTGATTCATCCCTGATATCAGACGGCGACACCATGTCAATCATGGGTAGCAACGGGAAGTTCGTTAAATACGAGATTGGCAGCATTTCCGGCAACGTGGTGACGCTGAAAACGACTCCAGCATGGGTTCGTGACGGTACTGTATTTGCCATATCTACCAGTAACGTTTCTACCAGACTATTCCGCATCCTTAGCATTGCAGAGACCGATAACAACTCGGTCTACAGCATCACTGCATCACAACATGACCCGAACAAACAGGCCATTGTTGATGAAGGTGCCGTGTTTGAAGTTCCCAACGATACACTGAACGGGTATCGAGTGCCGAACGTAGAGAACCTGCGCATCATCAACACCAACTCTGAGACTGTTCAGGTTACTGCTACATGGGAGACAGCTACCACCACCAAAAAACTGATGTTCGAACTGTACGTGTACAACGATGAAGGCAAGGTTGTTGCTCAGTATGAAACAGACCAGTTCCGCTACGATTTCTACGGGCTGGAAGCAGGGAGTTACACTCTCGGCGTACGCGGTCGCAACGAAAACGGAATGAAAGGGGCGGAGACGCAGGTAAACATGGTTATTGGTGCGCCGCCAGCGCCATCCGGCGTTGTCTGGACTCCCGGCCTGTTCTCTGCTGACCTTGTGCCTGTCATGCGCATTACGGCAACGACAGACACATCGTTTGAGTTCTGGTACTCCGGGCAGAACCAGATTGTCAATCCTGACGATATTGAAGACCAGGCTCAGTTCCTCGGGCGCTCTAACCAGTGGACGCTTCATGGTCTACAGGCTGATAAGACGTATTACGTTTATGTCCGCACCAAAAATGCTTTCGGGGTATCGGAGTTCGTTGAGGCATCAGGCCAGGCGTCATCAGACATTCCTGGAATGATAGAGCTCATTGATGAGCAGATCCGCGAATCAGATGCGTTTAAAAATGTTCAGCAGGGTGTCAACACCAATCTGGACGGTATCATGTCGAACGCGCTGGCGAACCACGGCACTGTTGAGCACCAGTATCAGCAGTACGGTGAGGTACGTGCCGATATCCTTGTTGTGAAAACAACTGTCGCTACTGCCGAGCAGGGGCTCGCCGATCTTTCCACTTACGTACAGGCACAAATAGGTCCCGAAGGAGAGTTAACCTCAGCCGTAAATCAGAAAATGACCGCTGAGGTAAATAGTGATGGGACTGCAAAAGCCTCTTACACACTCAATATGGGGATTGTCAGGAACGGTGTGAAATATAACACCGGATTCGGCATGTCTATCGAGCCATCGGGGAATAGCTATAAATCTACCGTTGTATTTGCCGCGGAACAGTTCGGCATTTATTCCGGTAATAACCCCGGCAACTGGCAGGCTGCATTCTTCGTCTATAACGGACAGGTATTTATTCGTAGCGCATTAATTCAGGAAGCATCCATCGATTTTGCGAAAATTACCGATTCACTTCAGTCTGCAAACTTTATCCCCGGTGGTGGTGGACGCGGATGGAATTTACCAAAATCTGGTAGCCCAGAATTCCATGGGAAACTCTATGCCGACAGCGGTGAATTTGCATTTAACGGAGTGAATAACGTTACTCGCATTGACGGCAATGGGATCACAGTAAATCTCTCAGGAGGTGGTCGTGTTGTTGTTGGACGATGGACATAAGGTGAAATATGCCGGAAGGAATACTGATAGATTATAACGATGGCCGTCCTGCGATGGCGATTACAGCGGGGCTCCGTGCCCCGTCATTCTGCACAAGTTTTGCTGGTTACGGTACGGGGGCAAACCAGTTTCAGGTTAATACTCCATTAACGTCAGGCTCCACAGTTTTTGTTTTACCGACACGTCCGGTTGACGTTCAGGAGTTCGCAGACAATCAGACATGGATAGTTTTACCGATATATATGACATCCGTTACGAGAAACGGAGACAACGGTGTGACTGTTAACGGTACAAACAGGGGAAACTACCAGCGAATACCAAACTGGGCAGGAACTGTATTTGAAATTCTCCCTGCTGCTACTTACAACGAAGGACTTCTCGTTTCCAACTCTACTGATTTCACTGCAATTTCGAATCAGGCAAGATTAATGACATGTGCTTACGTTGGCACGGTGACAGTCAACGGCTCGATGGCGCTTCCCGTATCAGGAATACCATTCGGGAAGTGGAATAATAATAATGTGTCTGTAGGATTTGACGGAGCAAATATTATTGTAAGAGACATCAATTACTCAGGACGGGATGATGTTTCCGCATCTGTAACAATGGAACTGGTAATTTTCAATAATACCGCGCCTGTAGCCGGTGATGGCATTACCATGACAAATTCAGCAGGACAGGTAACATTTTCAACAGTGAAGCGCCCATTTGTATATGACCAGCAGCTAACGGTAACAGACAATAATCAATATATAGGTGATAAATATTGCCAGATAGTATTCACTGGCGCACAGTCAAGACGAGTGGATGGATATTTTAATATAAGGAAAAAGGGCGTGGTAATGTCAGGTGGAAACATCCGGTCAGCGTATAACCAGGTTGTTGGTAATTACAATGACAACAGATTTGATATGACATTTAATCAAAATATCAATATGCCAATTCTTGTCCTTCCGGATATGTATTGAGGAAATATTCATGTCAGCAGGAACCTTAACTCTTACCAATGACACAGATGCTGTTACTGGCAGCGGCACAGCGTTTACAGCAGAACTTGCTGCTGGCGATTTTATTGTCGTAACTGTCGGCGGCATCCCTTATACACTTCCGGTTAAAGCAGTAAATAACAATACATCACTGACGCTGGTTAGTGTTTACACAGGCCCGACACAATCCGGCGCTGCGTGGTCTGCCGTGCCTCGTGTTGCTTTGAACATGGTCACGGCTGCCTTGGTGGCTCAAAGCGCTGAGGCATTGCGAGGACTGAATTACGATAAGCAGAACTGGCAAAGCATTTTTAGTGGAACCGGCAACATAACAGTCAAATTACCTGATGGTTCTGCGTGGAACGGCCCTGCGTGGAATGGCATTACGACAGAACTAAATAAAAAGGCCAACGCCAGTGATCTCGGTTCTGCTGCTTCGAAAAACACTGGGTTAAATTCCGGTGACATAATGACGGTTGGGTCTTTTGGTATTGGTGCCAAAGATGGTGCCTATGCATTTGAAGTCAATGACTTTGGTGCAGTTCAGGTCGCAATGTCAGGTAGCGGACTCAGGACATATCGAAATAATGGTTTTCTTGGCGACGGTGATCAAAGTATTGCGCAATACAGCCCGACCATATGGGTTGGGACCGGGGATACCTGGGCATCATTATCGTTGCCGTATAGCCCTGCGGGGAAAATTGCGGTGGCATCAGGTAGTGAGTCTGCGGGCCGTATGGTAGTGAGGTTGCTATGGGATAATAGCAACACTGTCGTTGATGGTAATGGATTTATTAAACAGGCATCGCCGGTTGTCAGAATTTTCTCTGATGGAGGTTATGAAACGAATGATGAATCAGAAGGTGTGGTCGTAACCAGGATACAGACTGGCGAGTACCTTATCGAGGGGTGCACTGGCCTTAATGCAGATGCAGCATGGGGAGGGATTGACGGTGGATTTGAGATCCCCGTAGACCGAAATAAACTTGCTCGCATCTGGATCGATTATGAGGTCAATGCTGACGGTTCGGTACTGGTCAGAACGTATCACCGGGTTCATCCCTCAGCACCTCCGTTTGCTCAGAACAGAATAGGTAATACTGATATTAGCGGCATGTTTACTGAAACTGTTGCTGATGGTGAACCAGTCGACATTCCTGCAGATTCTTTTGTGTCTGTACGTGTGGAAATGCCGGAAAACAGCATCTGGAATAAGAAACAAGAGGCTACTCGTATCGCTATGGAGGAAGCCAGGATGAAAGAAGGGCGGACAGATGGTAATAATGTGTAGCGATTATTTATGATGTGGCGCTGTCGACGCTGTACAGAAAGTTCCCTGCTTCATAATTTGCTTTGGTGGTATTACGTCACCTTCTCATCAAGCCAGTCCGCCCAAAATTGCATCATTTCTCTGCGGGTAGCCAGATATGCAGCATGGTTGTAAACTGAGCGCGTCCCGCCGCTTACGTGTGCCAGCTGCATCTCTATTGCGTCGCTGTTCCAGTGCTTCTCGTTGAGTACCGTGCTGAATTGATGTCTGAAACCGTGTCCGCATGTCTGCCCTTCATATCCTATGCCGCGGATTACACCAAGGACGGCATTTTCGCTGATTGGCTTCTTCCTGTCATTCCTTCCCGGGAAGCAAAGTTCGTACTGTCCGGTGATTTGTTGCAGGAATTTGAAAAGCGCTGTAACTTGCTCTGACATTGGAACGACATGCAGTTTTCTTCCTTTCATGACTTCAGGGTCAACGGTGATCAGCCTGTTTTCAAAGTCAATTCCTGACCATACCAACGAACGTAACTCCACTGTTCGCATTGCTGTATAGTGAAGAACTTGAGCAGCAATCTTACCTATAACCCAGCCTCCATACCCATTCAGCGCCCTCTGGAATTCGTGAATGCGATGCATAGGTAGGAAAGGGTAGTTGTTTTTTCTGTAACCCTTCATTGCCCCAACAAGGTCTGGAGCCGGATTATATTTAGCTCTTCCGGTTACTATTGCGTAGCTGAAAACCTCGCCACACCTGCGACGAGCCTTATCAGCACGTTCCATCGCCCCTCTGTCCTCAAATAGCCTGATCACCTTCAGTAGCATCATCGGCTCCACCTCTTCCATTCTCAGATGTCCGATGAGCGGCAATATATCGTCAGTGAACATGTTCATCATTTCGTCAGCATATCCTTTCGACCATACCTTCGATTTATGAGCATGCCACTCCCTGAAGATATCACCGAACGAATCAGCTACTTCTTCCTTTTCCTTCTTCTTTATAGCCTGTTTCTGTTCTGATGGGTCCACGCCAGCAAGCAGCTTCATTTTCGCGTCAGATTGTTTTGCCCTGGCTTCGGTAAGGGAGATTTGCGGATAGGGACCGATGACCAGCGTCTTTTCCTTTCCTTCGAACCGGTAGCGCATTCGCCACACCTTTTTGCCTGATGGAGGTACGAACAGGAACAGGCCTCCAGAATCAGCAAGGCGATATGATTTTTCTGCAGGTTTTGCTGCGTCAATTTGCTTAACCGTGAGCATGTGGGCATAAATCCGTGGTCATTTTAACATGTGCCCACAATATGCCCGCATTATTGTGCGGTAGTCAACGATCTGCTACGAACGTCTAAGAACTTATTTTTGGTATAAGTAGTGATTATTAAGGGGATTCTAGAACTGTAACGAACGAGGAAGAACTGAAAAGTGGTGTCCCCTGCAGGAATCGAACCTGCAACTAGCCCTTAGGAGGGGCTCGTTATATCCATTTAACTAAGGGGACAACGCGGCGCCAGTATAGCGTTTTTTATTCGCCGGAGTAAGTGTAGCGCCGCCTGACTGGTTAAACCGTCGCCACTCAGCGCTGTTTTTCCGCTTTTTTCCGCTCCCGTTCCAGGCGCTCGCCGCGTAGCCTCGCTTCTTCCTTACGCTTATTGCTCATATCGTTGCGGATCTGCGCGTGGCTCATCAATGCGAAAATAAAGGTGCCGCCGCAGATATTTCCGGCAAGTGTGGGAAGGGCGAAGGGCCAGAGAAAGTCGCTCCAGGGCAGCGTGCCGTTGAAAACCAAATACAAAATTTCAACGGAACCGACGACAATATGGGTGGTATCGCCCAGCGCGATAAGCCAGGTCATCAAAATAATGACCACAATTTTTGCCCCGCCTGCAGCAGGAAACATCCATACCATTGTGGCGATGATCCAGCCAGAGATAATCGCGTTGGCAAACATCTCCGTTGGGCTATTTTTCATGACCTCCATGCCAATTTTGACAAAGGCGTCGCGGGTCTCTTCATCAAATATAGGCATATATTCAAATGCCCACGCCGCAACCCCGGTGCCAATAAGGTTGCCCAATAAGACTACGCCCCATAAGCGCATCAGCAGACCAACGTTACTCAGAGTGGGATTTTGCATTACCGGCAATACGGCAGTAACGGTATTTTCAGTAAATAATTGCTGGCGGGCCATGATGACAATGATAAAACCAAAGGTATAGCCGAGATTTTCCAGTAAAAAGCCGCCGGGAACGCCTTCAAGCTGCACGTGGAAAATCCCTTTCGCCAGGAGTGATGCCCCCATAGAAAGTCCTGCGGCAATGGCTGACCAGAGCAAAGCCATCGCATCGCGTTCCATCTCTTTTTCACCATCCTGGCGAATATGTTCATGAATCGCCATGGCGCGGGAAGGAAGACGATCTTCATCCACCTCAATCTCTTTACCGATTTGTTTTTCTTCGCTTTCAACTTCCAGGTCACTGCTGTGCCGGTTAATTTTATCGTCGTTAAGGCTATCCATGATGATCCCTGCTGATTAACACATATTAATAAAGCGTAGCGGTTTTTCATTTACCCAGGCCGGGGCATTCTCCGAAAAAATAAAAATGATCACGCTCGTTTTTATCTGTTTCGTTAGAATAGGGCCGTCACGTTGTTGCGTTACCAGGCTATGCTCAGAGCAATGAGATCGCGCATATAGACATCGTTTGACGTGCTGTTAAAATCGCTCACACCTAAACAGGCGGATACGGTAGCGTTCCGTCATGGATGGCAATCAGCGATAGCCATAATTCACAGGGAGACATCTATGAAGCTTCGCCTGTCGGCGCTGGCGCTGGGAACCACACTGCTGGTCGGGTGTGCGAGTTCCGGTACAGAACAGCAGGGGCGTTCAGACCCATTTGAAGGGTTTAACCGCACCATGTACAACTTCAACTTTAATGTGCTGGACCCGTATGTTGTTCGGCCGGTCGCGGTCGCCTGGCGTGATTATGTTCCACAGCCTGCGCGTAACGGTTTAAGTAATTTCACCGGCAACCTCGAAGAACCGGCGATCATGGTGAACTATTTCCTGCAGGGCGATCCTTATCAGGGTATGGTGCATTTCACCCGTTTCTTCCTGAACACCTTATTAGGGATGGGCGGCTTTATTGACGTCGCGGGAATGGCGAATCCTAAGCTGCAGCGCGTTGAACCGCATCGCTTTGGCAGTACGCTGGGCCATTATGGCGTGGGGTATGGGCCTTATATGCAACTTCCGTTCTACGGCAGCTTCACGCTGCGTGAAGATGGCGGGGATATGGCGGATACCTTGTATCCGGTGCTCTCGTGGTTGACCTGGCCAATGTCCATAGGAAAATGGACTATCGAAGGGATAGAAACCCGCGCGCAGTTGCTGGACTCCGATGGTTTGCTGCGCCAGTCTTCCGATCCTTATATTATGGTGCGCGAGGCGTACTTCCAGCGTCATGACTTTATCGCCAATGGCGGAAAACTCAAGCCGCAGGAAAACCCGAACGCGCAGGCGATTCAGGACGAACTCAAAGAGATCGACTCGGAATAAACGGCAGTAAATAAAAAGGTGAGCGCAATGCTCACCTTTTTGATCCGTTTCAGAAAGAGATTAGAACGCGTAGTTAAAGTTAGTACCGAACAGCCAGGCTTTCCCTTCAGATTCAAACTGATAAGGGCCTTCATTAATTTTCACGCTCTGACCATGCATATAAGAGACGCCAACGTCGACAGACGCATCTTTATTAAAGGCGTAAGTCGTACCGGCGCTCAGCCAGAAACGGTCCTGGTCCGGAATAGAGATAGAACGGTTTTGCGCTGGTACCGGGCTGTCATCGAAGGCGATACCGGTACGGAACGTCCAGTTGTCATCGTAGTAATAGGTGGTACCCAACGCAATGCGGTAAGCGTCTTTAAAGCCTTCATGCTTCTCAAAGAGCGTATCGCCAGCGGTCGATTTTGCCTTCAATTCCTGGAACTGACTCCAGCTGGTATAGGCCAGGCTATAGTGGATGGCCCACTGTGGCGCCACACGGTTATAACCGGACACTTCCCACATTTCCGGCAGATTCAGCGTCAGGTAGCCTGACTGCGTCGCGCCACCGGTTGCCGTTGGGATAGGCAGGTTAAATCGGTTTATAGCGATGGGAAGATCGCTACTGTAGTTGCCTTTAAAGTCAATTTTGACTTCCGAGCGGTAGGTCAGCGCGTAGCGGTTATTTTTATCCAGTTCATAAAGGATACCGGCATTCCAGCCAAAGCCCCACTGATTACCGTTCAGGTGGGCAATCTTGGTGTCGCTGGGAATCTGACCCGCGACCGGCGCCAGCGCCGGATTCTGTGCCGCGACCAACTGGCCTAAATCGCCCGCAAAACGTTCGATTTTCGCGCGCGCGTATACCGCATCAAAGCCAAGGCCGAAGCTCCAAGCCTCATTTAAGCGATAAGCGCCGCTTAAATTCAGGTTCATGGTTTCAAGATCGGTCGTACCGCCAACCGAGCCGCCGGCGTATGTGTCGTTAAACTCTGTCGCCAGACCATAGTTAGAGGTAATAGAAGCCCCCCAGCCAAACTGATCGTTAATCGGGGCGACAAAATGGACGTTCGGCACCCAGGCCGTCGGCGCGATGTTATCCGCATCTAACGTCCGACGAGATGGCGATGTCCCGCTAATATTAACATCAGGATCAATATAAACCGCGCCCGCTGAAAACGTCGGGCGGTCAAACATGGTAATTAACGCCGGGTTGCGGCTAACGTTACCTGCATCATCTGCGATTGCGCCTTCACCCGAATAGGCCCGGCCAAGGCCAGAGGAAGAAAATTCGTTTAACTGAAAGCCTGCAGACCAGGCCTGGGTGGAGATGATTGCCACTGCGACTGCGAGAGCAGACTTTGTAAACAGGGTTTTCTGGCTCATGACCATAACCTCATTGATTATTTTTATACAAACTATGTTACATGCTGTAACAGGAGCGCGAAGTGTAGGGTCTGCGGTACGACTTAGAAATCAGACCAGTGGCGAGAGTATAGGTCTGACCAGCTAGAATGTTGCAAGTATGTTTATAAGTTTTTTCAATTGTGATCTTAGAAACGAGATCTGGCTGGCAAAATCGGCGGGCTTAACGGTCACCCGATCGCGCGATTTTTGTTTTAGATCATTTTTAAGTGTGATTTCGGTCACTTAACGCGTTTCCCACCATTAACGACTGGAGAGGCGAATGCCGGGAGCGTAAAATATCCCCATCGTTTATCTGGCACCCTGGGTGCAAATACAGAGGAAATCTACAATGAGTAAATGCAGTGCTGATGAAACCCCGGTTTGCTGCTGTATGGACGTTGGAACCATCATGGACAACTCCGATTGCACCGCGTCATACAGCCGCGTATTCGCTACCCGCGCAGAGGCTGAAGAGACGCTGGCGGCGTTAACCGAAAAAGCGCGTAGCGTGGAGTCTGAACCTTGCCAAATTACGCCAACCTTTACCGAGGAATCCGAAGGCGTTCGTCTGGATATTGATTTTGTTTTCGCCTGCGAAGCAGAAACGCTGATCTTCCAGCTCGGCCTGCGTTAATCCGTTCATTCACGACGCCTCCGTCATCATCTGGCGGAGGCGTTTTCTTTTTTTGTCGCTTCCCTTCACTGTGCCTTAGCTCCCACTTTCTTTTCTCTCTGCTTGGCTAAATGTAAAAAATTGGTTAAGACTGTGATCAGGTCAGACCACTAATTTATTTTTTTACAGGGGAGTACTATGCGTCAGGCTTTACCGTTGGTCACCCGCCAGGGCGATCGCATTGCAATTGTCAGTGGGTTACGAACCCCCTTCGCTCGTCAGGCCACTGCATTTCATGGTATTCCCGCTGTTGATCTCGGCAAGATGGTGGTAGGCGAGCTGCTGGCGCGCAGTGAAATTCCAGCCGATGCCATTGAGCAACTGGTTTTTGGTCAGGTAGTACAAATGCCGGAAGCCCCCAATATTGCGCGCGAAATTGTGCTGGGTACGGGGATGAATGTTCATACCGATGCTATAGCGTAAGCCGCGCCTGCGCCACCAGTTTTCAGGCGGTAGCGAATGTGGC